ACTGGATTTGGAGCACTCTAATGCCCACATCACTTTCTAATTTGCAAGCCACGTTTGGTGGCCCGGCCAATCCAGTCAGACTTGCCAACTACTATCGAAATGGCACAATCATGGGCCCTGGAGTATATCCTGCCACCGTGCCTACCAGTGGACCAATCAGCCTGAGTCAATTTATAGGTGTCCCTCAACAGCACAATTGGGGCTACGATCAAAGAACCAGCGGAGATCAACCCAACGACGGATGTGGCTGGACTGTGGATTACATATTGGGCCCCTTGGGCTGGGGACTGTATGCCACTGTTTGGTATTACACCAACGGTCAACAGGTCAGCCCGCTCACTGCTTATGCAACTTCTCAATACATCAAATTTGGTGCCGCCAATGTCACAGTCACGTCTAATCCTTCAGGCGATGTGAATGTGACTGTTCCACCCTATAACGGAAACTCCCCAGCTGCTGGGCCCACAGGTGGAGTTTTATCTGTATCTCCCGACAGCAGTTACGGTGACGGCATACACTGGTTGGGTTACATTACCGGTTATTGGGACGGCGCCAGTGCTGTTTACATCAGCGGCAGTTATGGGTCTGGTGCTCCTGGTGATTCTGGCTATGCGTATGCTACTGGACAGGTTCGCAGCAACTGGAGTGCATTGACTGGTGGTTCCAATACGGTGGCTGTGGGAATATAAAAGCCCATTGTTGCCGTGATAAATACACAGAATAAATTAGGATAACTTATGACCAGTCAGATCAACCCAAACAACATCAACGGTGCTTACCCAGTGGCCGGGCAGGACAACAACTCGCAGGGGTTCAGAACCAATTTCACCAACACAATTACCAATTTTGAGTATGCTGCACAGGAAATTACTGCTCTCCAAAACAACACTGTGTTGTCAGCAAGTTTGACCAACAGCGGTCAAGCAGCAAACAATGATCTAAATCAGTCCACACTGTTCAATGGCATAAGCTATCAAATGACCCAACGCTTGGTTCCATTGGGCACAATTACTACCAGTGCAACTGTTGACTATACAGCCGGATCTTATTTTACTCTGACCACTGGCGGCAGTATTGCAGTGTCATTCAGCAATTTGCCAGCTTCTAATTTTGGTTCATGGACCGTGGAAATTGCTGTGGCCAACACTGCTCATCAGATCACATTCCCAGCCAGTGTTACACTAAATGACCAGGGCATCACAGGTTGGAATTCATCAACCAATATTGTAACCTTTGCTGCAACTGGAACTTATGTTTTTCAGTTCAGCACCACCAATGGTGGAACCAACGTAACTGTAAACCAACTCAATCAATCACTACAGCCATTCAATGCCAGCAGTGAATCGGTGGTATCGGGCAGTCCAACCAGCCTGTCCTTGACAACTGGTTATTTTACCACCAGTGGCACTACTACCCTGGCCGCAGGAGTCAGTGGGCAAATCAAAACATTCATGCAAACTGCCAGCGTGGCCACCATGGTGGTCACAGTGACCAATGCTGGATGGAAAGCATCCGGAACCGGTACCATAACCTTTCCAGGCACCACCATTGGCTCAGCCTGTACCTTGCAATATGTCAACAGCAAATGGTACTGTATTGGCAACAATGGTTGCACCTTTGGTTAACCAAATGTGTTGACTCTGCTGTTGAAACACTGTATAATTAAAGCATGGAACATCCTTTAATCAGTAATTTAGACAGCCTGACAGATCAAGAACTGTTGGACAAGGTAAACGAGCTACACAAAAAATTAGGCATAGCCTATCGCACCGGCAACGGGTATTTGTGTAATCAACTGCGAATGGCTATTGAAAGCTATCAATCCAAGTATCAAGATCGAATCCGCAAAAATCCCGACAACAATTTTGACGAAATCATAGACATTTCATGAACGTACGACTAAAGAAAACTTTGCCGTTTACCGCAGGAGTGTGGCATGACCAGGCTATGCACATGAACAATTATGTGGCCACAGTGCATCTGTATACCAATTGCACTGATCCTATCAGTCAAAACATTGCCATGGAGCGATTGAAATATTTTGTTTATCATGAACTGGACAGCAGTATCCTGATTGACCAAACCAACAAGTGTTGTTCGCAGTTGAGCACTGCTGGATTAAAAATTACAACCATGCCTGAAGCACCAGTTGATCAATTGGTCGGCATCATGCTGTTTCACAAATTGAATGCTGTTGCAGAACAACGCTTGGTCATAACCGAAGTTGAAATCAGCAGTCATATAGGCGAGAATCTTGTTTATCTGCACGACCAAGACGAACTGACTGATGATATTGTCAAACCCGAATGGTGGACCAGTGCTGATCCACTGCACTCAGAATCAACTCTGGCGCGATCAGGCAAGGTAGTGGCCATAAATCGTACCAAGACCTGGCGCGAATTGGACCTGGATTGGCCGGCTGACACTGTGTCTTTGCCGGGAAACATTGTGGTGTTTGCTGACTTCAAACGCGATGATACAGAATAAATTTGGTGAAATGATTTTTTCAGAGTCAGACGTGTGCGATCTGATCCGGCAGGGTCGCGACCTGGAATCTCTGTCTGGCATGCTGGTTGACGATTCAGTGAATCTTGATCAGATCAGTTGCCATGTAGAAAATTACAATCACACTTTGCAGCCAGCAAAACTGTTGATAGACACTGTGTCTGTGGCCGAATTTGATTCAGCACAACAGAGTCAGTGGCACATGCCGGCTCAGTACAAGAATTTGGATATAGCCGAACATGTGCTGTTGCTGTGCAAGTCTGAAGCAGAACTGCAACGATGCGGCCAAGAACTACTGCTGTATCAGGAACGTGACCTATTTCCACTGTTGCAGTATCTGGTCTATCTGGTTGATGTTATGCAGACCAACAACATCATCTGGGGTGTGGGCCGAGGATCCTGCGTGGCCAGCTATGTGTTGTACAAGCTGGGTGTACACAAAATTGACAGCCTGTACTACGATTTAGCAGTGGACGAATTTCTGCGTTAAATACAGCTCATTCTAAAGGAATATTATGACCAAGAAAATATACACAACAGCACAAGGAAAAGCAGTTGACCTGGGTGCTATAATTTTACAAAACGAACATGTGCGTGCTGTGGGCAACATGAACGTGAATGCTCGTGGAGACCTGCTGGACGGCAGCAGTCGTGTGATTGATCAGAGAAATCAACAGGTCGCACGCCAGTTAGAACGCACCACACAGCCAGCACCAACAGGTGTATCTACAGAACCAAGACCAACCAGTTCGGTAGCTACACGTCGAGCCCGAGCCACTGCACAACAAGTTGCACCTGAACTTGTGCTTGACATACCAGCTGACACAGTGCCAGAATCTGTTCCTGTCACAGAACCCGAAGTAGAATCAGTGCCCGCTGACACCGCATTGTCAGGCCTGGCTGCTGCCATGGCTCGTTCAAGAACAGTCACACAAGAACGATTAAAAACCCCCAAAGAAATTGCCAAAATCAAACCTGGAGTCAACAAACTATGATAGCACCCAAACCAGCTTTTGCTCCACACCAACTTAAAAAAACTCAACTTCGTGCGTTGAAAAAAGATGTCATTGTGGCCGACATGGCCTTTGATGTGCGTATCACCCAAAGCGGCCTGATCCTGCCCAACGACAACGGAACTGGACTGGGCATCCGCCCAAGATGGGGGCAAGTATATGCTGTTGGACCAGATCAAAAGGATGTGTCAGTGGGCAATTGGATTTGTGTGGCACATGGTCGTTGGACCCGCGGCATTGACATCCAAGACGAATCTGGCCGCCGTACCATTAGAAAAATTGATCCTCGGGATATCCTGTTGCTGTCGGATTCAGAAACCTGTCCACAAGACGATACCATGGGCGACGCAGTTCATGTGCAATCACAAGCACAGTAATGGGCTGGAACAAACCCAATTTGGCCCAGGCACGAGCTGTCATTGGCGCCAGTCTGAGTGAAATAACCAGTCCTTTCAATGACGGTTGGATAGCCAGCAGTTGCAAACAAGATTTATATCTGTTAAAATGTTGGTTAGAGGACGAATACAATAGTTTACCAACATTTATTGGAGAAGAGCAATGGGAAGCAGACCGAACATGGAACCGACTCAAACACAAGTAAAGTGCAATTGCTGTGGCGAGCACATTCGCAATGACTGTGCGTGGCAACAAGGACGTTGTCCACATGCACACAGATCTACTGTAGATCTATCACAATTTTATAATTTTTTTAAATTTTTAATAGGACGCAAATGACAGCTCTTATAGCAAGACTACAACCCAATTGGTTAAGACAACTGATTTGGATTGTGTATTTTCCTTTTGTTTACATGGATCTTTGGATACACTTTAGATCCAGTCCACGATTACAAGATTTGACCAACGCAGCATTTAGATTAGGATGGAAGGGATTAAAATGAAAGACCTTTGGGTAGAAAAATATCGGCCAACCAGAATGGCTGACTATGTGTTTACAGATGATGTACAACGACAGCAGGTTGAACGCTGGGTTCAAGATCGATCAATTCCACATTTGTTGTTCAGCGGAAGTCCAGGCACTGGTAAAACAACTTTGGCCAAAATGCTGATCAATGAGCTGGGAATAGATGAATATGATGTCATGTACAGCAACGGCAGTAAAGAAGGTCGTAAAATTGAATGGGTCGACCGATTGATCAATTTTTGTCAAACCATGCCGTTTGGGCATCTTAAAATTGTCCTGATTGACGAAGCAGATCATTTGAATCCCGGCAGTGTACAGCCAGCCCTGAGAAATCTCATGGAAGACTACAGTGACACTGTGCGATTTATCTTGACCTGCAACTATCCAAACAAACTGTTGCCAGCCTTGCACAGTCGCTGGTTGAGATTTCACATTGACAAAACTGATTTGACAGAATTCACAGCCAGGGCTGCAACAGTTTTGGTCAACGAAAATATTGAATTTGACCTGGATACCTTGGACAGCTATGTCAAGGCCACCTATCCAGATTTGCGCAGTTGTTTGAAATTGTTGCAAGGCAATTCTTTCAGCGGCGCTTTGATTCGACCCGGAGAAAACGATACCGGAGTTAAGGATTGGAAGTTGGATGCGGTTGGCATGTTCAAAGCCGGCAAAACTCGCGAAGCCCGGGCTTTGATTTGTGGGCAGGCCACAACCGAAGACATGGATTCCATGTTTCGTTGGATGTACGACAACCTGGAACTATGGAGCTCAGATCCCGAAAAACAAGATCGTGCAATCACAATCATACGCAACGGCCTGGCCAGTGTGCCCATGGTGGCCGATCAGGAAATCAACATTTCAGCAACCATGGTAGAGTTGTGCAATCTATGAGATACTTGTTACTGACCTACTATCGAAAGGCCACGGGTCAAATTGACGAAGCCATGACCGTGAGTCGCAGACTAAAAAAAAGCGACTTGCAAACAGTCAATGTGATCTTGGACTTTCAAAATCAAGTTGTGGTAAGATGCAACATGGATGGTGTTGTGGTGCCACGCGACTGGGACCATATTGTGGCCTATTATTATCAACACTACTCGGCCACCATAGAAAGACTATTCAACGAAAATGGACACCCAATCAATATTGAAAAATCTCAATTGGTCAATTGAGATTGACTGTGATGGTGTACCGCCAGATTAGGAATATGCTGTTGACGTCTGAATGCAGAATACAGTCCCTGGGTGTTTTGGCACCGCAAGGGACATTTTCATTTGTTTGATTACTCGTACATCCGCAAAATATGCGTTATTAAATGATGACGCTGAATATCCTTAGATTCAAACTCGCATAGACTAATGCCCTGTACACCCCCTTTCTTAAGTCTGGTTAGGATGTCGGCCAAGCCGTTGTCAGCAATTTGTCTGTCTGCTTGATCTGTGTCGCCTGTGATTACTATTTTGCTACCTGCACCAATACGTGTCATCAACATCTTGCACTGGGCCGGTGTGGCATTTTGCATTTCATCTGCAATGATCCAACTATTCTTAAACGTGCGACCGCGCATGAAACCCAAGGGTGCAATTTCAATGGTCTGTTCTTCAATCATGTCTGCTATGTCTTGTGGTCTATAATACTCACGTAGCACATCCAGTAGGGGTCTGGTCCAGGGTTCCATCTTGGCTATCAGACTGCCAGGTAAAAATCCGTGCTGTTCATCTTCGACTGAAACCGCAGGTCTGGTCAATACAATGCGTTCACATTCACCTTGTCTAAGTGCTCGTACAGCTGCCAACATGGCCAAGTAGGTTTTGCCGGTGCCGGCTGGGCCCACTGTGACTACTATGTGCTGGTTGGCATCCTGTAAGGCTATGACCAGGCGTTCTTGATTTCGGGTACGTGGTACCAGTTCAATGGGCCGGGGCCGTTGTTGACGTTGTGCTTGGTTGAAGTTTATGGTATTTTCTACAGGTATCATACGACGTTGTGCTTTTTGTGCTCTATTTCTGCTCAAGTGCAAATCTCCGTTAAGGTTAAGTACTGCCGACAGCGGAATTGCTGTCACAAGTATTTAGGTTGGTTGAGCTGTAGGCTTTATAGGCACTGATAATGACTCAAACCTGTCATAAGTATTTGACTACACTGGTCAATCTGGCTTTTTGTCAATTTGAATCTTTTGATATAAATAATTCAACTACAAGGAAAACAGCTATGAAAACACAACATCCGACCCAATCTGAAATCATGCGCAAATACGCAAGTTTAATTGCGGAATCTGAACAGACTACTGCAACAGTTGACGAAGGTTTTAGCAATTATGATGGTACAGAATTGAATTTTTATCATGTGGTGGTAGACTTTTTGATAGAAGCCAACACACCAGAAGAAGCCGCACGAAAGGTTAAAGATTATAATTTTGCCAAGGTACAAGAACGTGACAACGGGTGGCACAATTTTGATGTAATAAAAGTCAAGCAAACCCGAGATGTAATTTAACAAACAAAATACAGTTTGACTAAAAAGGCACTCCAATGCCTTTTCTATTGACTTTGTGATCAACCATAAATACTTGTATGGCAAACAAAGATCCATTCCTAAACAACAAAGACAAACCCATTTTTAAATCCGGAGAGGATTACTGGCAGGTCTCTGACAACATCCGCTCAATCTACATGAGCGAAGGCAGCCTCAGCACCTTGTTGGATTTTGAACGTGTGTTGGACGAATTAGACCTGTATGCATTCAAGAACTGGCAGATTGGTGAATTGGTGGCTGGCCCAGAAATTTCAAAATATCGAGTCAGTGTCATATTCATGTGGCCTGAAAGTCTGATGCCAGATCCCAGAGGTGGCCGTAGATTACTGCCATTCGATTGTACAGTCAAGTACAAAAAAACCACCATGAAGATTCCAATTCGGATTGAAGATCCCAGCGATTATCGTCCTGGTACCAAAAAGGCCCGTATTACTGAAAAGAAAGTATGGCTGGTGGAAATCACCATGCCCAAGAGTCTCATGAGCGACATACGAACCGGCAGTATAGAAATGGAAGATCAAGACATTGATCTTGCAGATTTAGATTCAGCTTACGAGCAGGATCTTGACAAAGACAGTTATCAAAGTGATGCAAAGGCACAAGATGCACAACAAAACCTCCAAGCTCCGTCTGCCAGCCCTTTCTGAGAGTCTTGCATTCAAAGACCTCGAAGGGCTCATGAAGCCCACCATTCACGTGGACGAATTCAGCTCCAAAATGGGTGACGACGATGATATTATTGTGATCAGCTTTTTCGTACGCGATCAACAGGCTGCTAAAGATCTCATGATGTGGTTCGAAAAAGGCTATGATTTTATTCTGGACGCAGACCGCAGTCCCGGTGAAATCAAACCCAATCGCTATTTGGTTTATGTGGAACTGCGTCGTCGTAGCACAGCAGGCGGACATGTGGAAGAACTGCTGCACGATCTCAACACTCTGACCGAATATGAGTTAGATGACTGGGAGATGCACTACAAGGACCAGCATGTGCCGTTTACCAGAGATACATTTGAAAGTCTGGTTCCCATGAGTCCCAGAGCCTATCGTGAACGTTACGACCAAGATCTAAACGAAGTGAGATCAGCTGCGGGGTTGCCGGTGATGGTCACGTATGATCGACAAGATCCTGCGCTACAATCTATACAGAGCGCTGCTGGGATTATTTAAATAAATTGCAGTTGGTAACTGCTGTTTCTATTGCTAAATACTCCACAAGGAGTGTACTATGGAAATTACCCAACAACAATTGTCGGCCATGTTGCCCGGCAATCCTTATATTGAAAACTGGTGCAATGCTTTAAACAAAATACTACCAGATTACGATATCACCACACCAGCAAGAATAGCATCGTTTGTAGCACAAACCGCACACGAATCTGGCGGCTACACTGCCTTAACGGAAAACCTCAACTACAGGGCCGAGAGCCTGTGCCGAGTATGGCCACGCTATTTTGATGCCAACACAGCCCAGTTGTATGCTCACAAGCCAGAACAAATTGCCAACCGTGCCTATGCCATGCGCATGGGCAACGGCGACGAAGCATCTGGCGATGGCTGGCGCTACTGCGG